AAAGAACTTACTGATTTTGATATTTCAAAACTTAAAATCACATTCAATCCTAACCTACCTAAAGCACTTGAGGAGACTATTAATGCTTTCAAATCATTAGGAGGAATGGTCACTAACGAAACAGCAATGAGACTTACTGGAATTGTAGATGATCCGAAAAAAGAACAAGAATTACTTGATACTCCAGCAGTACCAGAAGAAGATACTGGATACGATGTCGATAAAGGAAAACTACTTTATAAAATATCTAGCATACTTAAAAAATTCAAAGCTGGAGATTATAGCGAAGCATTAGCAAGGAAATTCTTAAAAGACTTAGGACTTAATGAAATGGATATAGAAAGCTACTTACACGACGGTGAAGAGGTGATAGTAGATGAAACAATCGTTTAATTACTGGAAGAAAAGAGAATTAGCAAACCAACTCAATCAAATTAAAGATGAAAAAGAAACGATGTCACAGATTGAAAAAAACTTTGTTATTACATTAGCAGATGTAGAACATCAAATTAAAGTGTTCTATGAACGTTATTCGAAAACAGAAGGTATTTCTATAGAGGAAGCACAAAAGAGAGTATCAGAACACGATGTAAAAGCCTTTCAGAAGAAAGCAAAAGAGTATGTTAAGAACAAAGATTTTAGCCCAGAAGCTAATGCAGAATTGAAGCTTTACAATGCTACTATGAGAATTAATAGGTTAGAGTTATTAAAAGCGGAAATAAACTTACACTTAACAAATTTAACTGAAGAGAATAACAAAGAAATAACTGATCACTTAGAGAAGTTAGGTAAGACTGAATATGCTAGACAGGCTGGAATACTAGATACAGAATTGAGATATAGCAAAGAAGGTATTAAAGCTATTGTGAATAGCGATTATAAATACGGGAATTTCAGTAAAACATTGTGGACTAATCAAAAAGCTTTAATGAATACTATTGAGGTTATGTTAAGACGTTCTATTATTCAAGGTGGAAACTCAACTGAATTAGTAGGAAGGCTTAGGAAACAGTTTGACGTTGGTGTTCATGAAGCTAAAAGACTGTTAGTAACTGAAGCGGCACGAGTTCAAGGAGATGTTCAAATAGATAGCATGGAGCAAGCAGGATATGAGGAGTATGTATATATCTCTGAACCTACAGCGTGTGATATATGCAAGCATCTTGATGGACAACATTTTAAGATTAAAGATAGAGAAGTAGGTGTAAATTACTACCCTATGCATCCATTTTGTAAATGTTCAAGTGCAGCTTACTACGATAGCGAAAAACTAGATAAAGAGATAGCTGAATATCGTAAAGCTAGAGGGCTTGATAAAGAAGAAGCTGAAAATGATGTTGATTTAATGAGTAAATCAAAAGAATTTAAAATTAAAAACGCTATAAATGATGATATTAAGTTTAGTGCTAAAAAGGTATATGGAACTAAATATGATATATGGACTCAAGATAATACTAAAAAGATACGTGATACTTTAAGGTTAGTTCAAGAAGAATTATTAAAATTTAGAAATGTTCCTAGAGTAGTTATTTTAAAAAATCAAAAATTAAAAGGTATAGCGGGATATAATAGAGTAGATGATACTTTATATATAAGTGATAGTTTGAATTCGGAAGAGAGTATAAAAGAAATCTTAGCTGATGGGTATTTTGCTTCTAAAGATTTGAACGATATAATCACTCATGAATTAGCACACAAAATGCATTGGGATAGTGCTAAAAGGCTTTACAATAAAAAGAAAAAGATATATAATAGCATAGAAGAAGCAAAAAAACATTTAGATGAAGATTTAATAAAATATGTGAAGATGCAAGAAAGCACAGATTTCTTTTATGTTGAAAATATAAGTCCAAACGCTTTAAAAGCGTGGAAAATAAATAATATAAATGAAGTAGTGGCAGAAGTAGCAGTATTGAATCAGAAACTAGAGGATAAAGAATTATTAAATAAAGTGAAAGGAGTATTAGAATGGAAATAATGACGTTACCTAGCAAAGAAACCTTGATATTCTACAATGAAATAAGACCATGGATAATAGATGGAGAAAATGGTGCCGGAGTAACTTATATTTTTTCAAAAGATACTCCTAAAGAAATATTAGAACTATTCAATAAAATAAAAGATAAGCTAGGATATAAAGTTAATGATTATATCCTAGAAAATTAAACACTTAACATTTTTTTGTTAGGTGTTTTTATTATGTCAAAATGGAAATAAACCGCTTACTTTCCATTTTCAATTAAATAACTAATATCAAAATGGAAAAAATGATGTATTTTTCCATTTTCGTCCTAGACATGACGTTAAAAGGTCTTTTTATTATGTCAAATTAAACTAGCGTGGCTTATTTCTAAAGATAAGTGGTGCACAACTGATCAATAAGAAATAAGACTAGCGTGGATAAGGAGAAACAATGAACAAACAATTTTTATTAAAACTAAACCTACAACACTTTGCAGATGAAGGAACAACGGAAACAAATAATACTGAACCTGAGTTTAAAGCACCTGCTACTCAATCTGAATTAGATAGCTATGTAAATAAAGCAGTTCAAGCAGCTTTAAAAAATCAACAAGCGAAAAATGAAGCCAACTTTAATTCACGAGTAGAGGAAGAAATCAAAAAACGTGAAGACTATTCCAAATTAAGTGAAAGTCAAAAACGTGATAAAGACTTTGAGGACCAAAAAGCAGAATTTGAGAAACAAGTAGCTGAGTTCAGGCACTCTCAACTAATTGTGGAAGTTCAGAAAGATTTAGTTAGTAAGGGATTACCTACTGAATTAGCTGAAACATTCGCTTTACATGGTACAGCAGAAGATGCTTTAAAAGCGGTGAATACACTTGAGAAAGTATTCAATGAAGCGGTAAACAAAGCTGTGAAAGAATCTGCTAGACAAACGACACCTAATGTTGGTGCTACTGGAGCAGAAAAACCGTTGAACTTAGGAGCAAGACTGGCACAAGGTGTAAGTTACAAAAAACCATTTTAGGAGGATAAGAGATGAAAACAACAACAATTTTTAATAAAACTGAAATTTTACACAACTTAGAGTTTGAAGCTATTTCAGTAACAGTAGATAAAGCAACTACAGGAACAGTAACAGAAAATGGACGTAAATTATTAAAAGCTGGAACATTACTAGCTGGAGATGGTAAGTCTATTTTCGAAGACAGAACAAAAAAAGTTAAGAAATTAACTGGTGATGCAACAGCACAATACGTTGATGGAGTGGCATTACATGATGTTGATTTAACTGACGGAGACTCAGTAGTAGCGTGTGTGTTTAAAGGTACTCTACGTGAAGACAAATGCAACGGTGGTACTGTTGATGCAAACGTAAAATCAAAATTAAACTTAATTAAATTTGTAAAAGGTGTATAAGGAGGACTATAAAATATGGCATTAATTTACGATACAATTACAGCAGAAAATGTAAGTGGATATTGGAACGCTTCACAAGAAAACGTTGATACTACTTTAGGAGATAAATTATTCCCTTCTAGAAAACAATTAGGAATTAAATTAGCATTTGTAAAAGGTGGAAGTGGTAAAGCAGTAGCTTTAAAACCTGCTGCGTTCGATACTAAAGCTCCACTACGTGAAAGAATGAACTTAAGCGTAACTGAAGAGCAAATGCCATTCTTCAAAGAAGCTGTTGTAGTCAAAGAAGAAGAAAGACAACAATTAAATATGATTGAAGCTACTGGTAATCAAGCACTTATTGATAGTGTGATTGCTGGTATTTTTGATGACCAAACACATTTATTTAACGGTGCATTAGCAAGACTAGAAGCTATGAGAATGCAAGTGTTAGCAACTGGTAAAATCTCATTTAACAATAACGGAGTAGCTCAAGAGTTTGATTATGGAGTTAAAGACTCTATGAAAGGAACTGTTGGGACAAAATGGACTGAAGCAGCAGCAACTCCACTAGCAGATATTGAAAAAGCTATTGAAGCTATGGAAAATCAAGGTAAGAAAGCAGAAATTCTTATCATGACTCAAAAAACATTCGGTTTAATCAAAAAAGCAGATTCAACTATTAAAATTGTTAAACCATTAGCACCTAAAGGAGCATCAGTAACAAATACAGAATTAACTGATTATCTTTTAGATGCACACGGTGTAAAAGTTGAGATTAAAAACGATACATTCACAGATGACGATGGAGTTGCTAAAAAATTCTATCCAGAAGGTTATGTATCATTTATTCCTAATGCTATTTTAGGTAAAACAGTATTTGGTACTACGCCAGAAGAATCTGATTTATTAGGTGGTAACGTTTCTGGAGTTGAAGTGAAAGTTGTAAATACTGGTATTGCTATTACAACTCAAAAACTAGTTGATCCTGTCAATGTTCAAACTAAAGTATCTATGATTGCTTTACCATCATTCGAAAGATTAGATGATGTGTATATGTTGGATATCGAACCTTAGGAGATAACTTATGGATAGAGATTTAGTATTAGATAACGTTAAAGAAGATTTAGATATTCGTGATACTTTGCAAGATACTATCCTATGCAGACTTATTGATAAGGTTATTGACCATTTCAAATTCACTTATAAACAAGATGAAATTGAAAATAAATACAGGTTCATTATTGAAGATTGTGTTATCAAAAGATTTAACAGACGTGGTGCTGAAGGTGCTACGTCTGAATCTGTTGAAGGTCACTCTGTTAACTATGAGACTTTTTTAAATGAGTTCGCCCCCTGGGATGAAATGTTAAGAGAAGACTTCAAGAAAGAAAAATCAAAGAAAGGTCAATTATTAATATTCTAATGAGATATTCAGATAGAGCAATTTTAAAGCAAGTAGATAAAAACGAGTATGATTATGAAACAGGAGAACATGTCTATAAAGAACTCTATTCAGATATCGTTGCATGCTTCACAATGGATTTAGGACTTGGTAAGTCAGTTCAGATTTTTGGAGATTATAACAAACAAAGAAAAGTTATATTCTTAAAAAATGCTTATAATAAGCCGTTTAACGTTGTTGAATATCGTGGAAAGCGATATATACCAACAGCAGATAAACAACTTAGTAAAGCTTTTTATCTTGAAAGGGATGATAGCGATGGGACTAAAGATATACGGCCATAAAAAATTACAACTTAACCTAAAAGATAAAGCACAAATGAGACTAGTAAAAGAAATTGTGAAGAAAAATGGAGCAAGTTTAAATCAACAAATGGTTAAAAATGCAGTATTTAAAGGTGGGTATTCTAACGGTGATACTAGAAGAAGTATCAATATCTTAATAGAAAAAGGTGGTTTAATGGCAAGAGTTAAACCTACTACTAAATACTCTCCATACGTTGAATATGGTACACGCTTTATGGATAAACAACCGTTTGTTAAACCTGCTTTCCAACAGGTTAAGAAAGAGTTCGTTAACGACTTGAAAAAATTAACATGATTAAAACTAGAGAACAAAGTATTTTTGATGAAGTATTTAAGATATGTAAGAATTTAGGTTATAAAGTCTACGATTATAAACCTATGAATGAAGTACCTTATCCGTTTGTAGAAATGGAAGATACATCTGTTAGTTATGCAATTAACAAAACGGATGTAAAAGGGAATGTCACACTCTCACTATCTGTGTGGGGGTTGCAAACAAAACGAAAAGAAGTATCTACTATGGCAAATGCTATATTAGAAAAATGTTTGAGAATAGAGCACACAGATGGTTATTCGTGGAGTTTAAATATTAATTCAAGCAATATCAGAATACTTGATGATAGAACAACAGTAACTCCTCTTAAAAGGGCGGTTATTGAATTAGAATTTAATTTAAGATAAGGAGATAATAAATGTCAGAAGCAACAAAAACTTATGAAGCTAAAAAGGGTATAGATATTATTCTTTTATATAGATTTTTAAAGAATGCTAAAACAGAAGCGGCTTTTAAATTAGCTTTCCAGACTGAACACAGTAATGAGATCAGTAGAGATGCTGATGCACAAAAAACTAAAGATGGAAATATCCAAAATTTAGGTGCAGTTGAGTATGAATTTTCGGCTAAATCAATCGTAGCTAAAGGTGATAAGCATATCGAGGAATTAAGAGAAGCTTTAATCAATGGTGATATTATTGAAATCTGGGAAATTGATAAAGCTGAGAAAGATACATCTGGAAAATATAAAGCTACTTATTATCGAGGATATGTAACTAAATTTGGTACTAATCCTAATTCAGAAGATAGCGTAGAGTTAGAGCTTGAATTCTCAATAAATGGAGTTGGGAAAACAGGTTATGCAACATTAACTGATGAGCAAGCTAAAGTAGTTCAGTATGTGTTTAAAGACACTACTGTTGATACAACACAAGAATAATTAAACAAAGCTAACTGGTAGAAATACTGGTTAGCTATTTTTTTGGAGGAAAATAATATGCAATTAAGATTAAACGAAAATAAAACAGTAGAAGTAAAATTTGGAGTTGGTTTTGTACGCGAATTAGATAAAAACCATCCACTCGAAGCTAAAGGAATAAAACTTGGTATGTCTTTAAGTATGAAAATACCAGAAATTCTAGGAGGAGATGTGGCAAGTTTATCTGATGTTCTATATGCAGGAACTTTTCTAGAAAAAGAAAGACCAACACAAACTGAAATTGATAACTTTATTGATGAACATGAAGACATCGAAGCTTTATTCGATGAAGTAATCAAAGCATTAGAAGAAAGTAATGCGGGAAAGAGAATTCTGAAACAGAACAGAGAGACTCTGAAGAAACAGAACGAAGAGAATCCAGAGAAAGCATAAACTCTAAAAACTCCAAAGAAACATACGAAGAAATAATAGTAAATTGTGTAAGGTATCTAGGTATCACAAGTATGTATGAAATAAATATACTTACTCTTAATCAATATAACTTACTGATGAAAGGTGCTCAATTAAGGTTGTTAGATGAAGAACATTTAATTTACAAGCAAGCATGGTTGAATCGTGTAGTTAAACGAACAGAGACGAAAGGTAAGCAAGAAGTATATGTGTACGGAAATTTTAAAGACTTTTTCGACTATGAGAAAGAATATAGAGAAATAACTGGTGAAATAGTACCTACTATCAAAGATGAAGAATTAAGCAATTTACTATTAAAAGCAAATATGTAGAAAGGAGAATAAAATATGGCAGAACAATATTCAGTAGAAGCTATATTATCTGCGGTGGATAAAGGTTTTACTCATACGTTAGATGCTATTAACGAAAAGCTAGATAAGTTTGATGCCAAAGCTAGTAAGAGTGAACAAAGCGGACAAAAAATCGGTGGTACATTCAAAGCTATGGCATTAGCAAATTTAGCGGCAGGAGCAATTACTAAAGTTACTGGTGATATAGGTAGTTTGATTAGCGAATCATTCAAAGCATCTGATGCAATGGATAAATTCAAAAGTACAATGCAGTTTGCTGGATTAGATAATAGCACCATAGAAAAGAGTGCTCAAAGTGTTAAAAAATATGCAGATGACACTGTGTATGATTTAAACACTATAGCAAATACTACAGCGCAGTTAGCAGCAAATGGTATTAAAGACTATGACGGACTAACACAAGCGGCAGGTAACTTAAATGCGGTTGCTGGTGGTAATGCAGATACATTCAAATCAGTAGCTATGGTAATGACTCAAACAGCTTCTGCTGGTAAATTAACTGGTGAAAACTGGAGACAGTTATCTGATGCAATTCCTGGGGCTAGTGGTAAAATTCAAGAAGCTTTAAGGCAAAACGGAGCTTATACTGGAGATTTTAGGAAAGCGTTAGAACAAGGGAAAATTAGTGCAGAAGAATTTAATAAAGCTATTCTTGATTTAGGTATGACAGATGTTGCAAGAGAAGCGGCAACCTCTACTAAAACTATTGAAGGTGCAGTAGGGAATATGCAAGCAGGTATTGTCACGAAAATTAATGAAATAATAGATGCCATTGGTAAAGATAAGATCACTGGAATTATAAGTAGTATAGGTGAATTTGTAACAGGTGGACTTGAAGTATTAAAAGTAGTCATACCACCTATTGTAAGTGGATTGATTAGTTTCTTTAATGTGTTGAATGAAAATAAGGCTGTGGTAGTTACTCTGGCTGGTGCGTTTGTAGGTTTTAGAACAGCTTTAATGATAACCACCGCTATTGAATCGGCAAGAGCAGCATTGACAGCTTTTAAAACAGCACAACAAGCTGCGACAATAGGTCAAGCAGCATTAAATGCAGTTATGGCAATTAATCCGTTTGTAATTATAGTTGCAGCAATTACAGCGTTAGTTGCTTTAATAATTTATCTGTGGAATACCAACGAAGGTTTTAGAAATACAGTTATAGCTATATGGAATGCTATCAAACAAGCATTTATTACAGCTTGGGAAGCGATAAAAACAGCGTGGAGTGCTTGTGGTACTTTTTTTAGCACATTGTGGGAAGGATTGAAAGCTGGAGTACAAACAGTAGTTCAGTGGATAGTCGATAAATGGAATAGTGCAGTAGCTTTATTACAAGCAGTATGGAATGTGATTTCTTTTGCAGCAACGTTTGCATGGAATTATATTGTCGGTGCTATTTCCGCAGTAGTTCAACCATTTATAGACAGCTTTATAAATTCATGGAATATCTTAAAAGAAGGTCTTTCAGCTGTATGGGAAGGTGTCAAAATGGTAATTCAAGGTGCTTGGGAATTCATCAAAGCAATTGTGTTAGGAGCGGTACTAATTGTTATTGATTTAGTAACAGGTAATTTTACTAAACTTAAAGAAGACTTACAAATGATTTGGGAAGCCATTAAGGCAGCAATTCAAATGGTTTGGGAAGGTATAAAATTCATAATAACAGCAATAGTCGGAGTTACAGTCGCATTAATAAAAAATGCATGGGAAGGACTAAAGGCTGGATTAGAAGCTATTTGGAACTTTCTAAAAACTACAGCTTCAACTGTTTGGAATGCACTTAAAACAGCAGTAACAACAATTGTAACTGGCTTAGTCAATGGTATAAAAGCATTGTGGGAAGGATTCAAAGCCTTCTTTACAACATTAATAAATACTGTTAAAAGCATAGCAGTAAACACATGGAATTCTATTAAGTCGAGTGTAACTAGTATTATTCAAGGGTTGGTTAATGCAGCTCAAAACGCTTGGAATACTTTCAGAAATGGAGTTCAAAGTTTAGTAGACAAAGTAAGAAATATTTTTGACTCTATTAAAAATATAAACCTGTGGGATGCTGGTAAAGCTATCATGGACGGATTTTTAAATGGTTTAAAATCTGTTTGGGGAAGCATTACAAGTTTCGTCGGAGATATTGCTGGGTGGATTAGAGATCATAAAGGACCGATTGAATACGATAGACGTTTATTAATTCCTGCTGGTAATGCGATTATGGGCGGACTTAATAGAGGTTTAGACAACGGCTTTGATAAAACTATGGCAAAAGTACAAAGTATCACAGGTGCTATTGAGTCGAGATTTAATATCAATCAAAGTAAAGCTTTGAACGTTGAAAATACTATTAGTTCACAACCTATGGTAATTACATTCAAATTAGGTAATAAAGACTTCAGAGCCTTTGTGAGTGATATTAATCAAGTAAACGGTGAAGCAATACAATTAGAAGAAGTTTATTCAATTTAGGAGGAGTGTAAATGTACAATTTTATTAATACTAATGAAATAGGAGAGCAATTACACTCTTCTATTCAAACTATATTTAATGGTGTAAATATCGATACAGATTTAGAAGGGTTTCGAACGTTAGCGGTAAGTGGTCGAGGTTTGTTAAGTAAAAATATAAACTCAACTGATATTCCAGGAACGGACGGAAAATATTTTCTATATGGCAATTTAGAAGTCAGAGCTATTGTAGTTAAATTCCAGTTAAAGGCAACGACTAACGAAGAGTTTAGACAGAAATTCAATAGACTAAATATGTTATTACAAACTGATGAACCAAAAATATTAAAATTCACAGATGAACCAGTTTATTCGTATAAAGCTATCTTGCAAAAAGGTAACGACATAGAAGAAACATCAAATAGTGTGGTATCAACATTTACTTTTCTGTGTTTAGATCCATACAAATACAAAGCAGTTGATAAAGACACAGGAGTAAATAACGTGACTATAACTAAACTACCTAACAACAGAAATGAGTTCACACCAGAACTCATTAAAGTAATTGTAAATAGCGTTAGCGATAAGATTATCATTAAAAATCAAACCACTACTAAGAAAATAATAATTAATCATACTTCTTTTGCTGTTGGTGATGTGCTTGAGATTGATTTGAACAAAGATTATCCGTTGAAATTAAACGCAATGGTAAGAAGTGAATTAATTGATTTCGTGGAAAGTGATTTTGATTTTACAGTTAAACAAGGTGATGTTATTACTTGCGGTAACAGTCGAGTGTTAGAAATTCATACGAAAGAGAGGATGTATTAATGAAATTGTTTCTGTTTAACAACGATGAAAAGCTAATAGGGACTGTAAGCCCGTTAGAAGGTATTCAGAACGAAGAAATAAATAAAATTCAAACTATAGAATGTACAACTGTGTATTCTGAATTGATAGAGAAAGCCTCTTATATAGGACATAAAGATTATTCTGACAATAGAATATTCCATCTGTATAAAATAGATCATGTAACAAAAACTAGCACTACTGATGTGAAAATAGTCGGTGTGCATACGTTTTTTGACGATATGGAAAGTGATGGATATGTAAAAGACTTTAGACCAACCAACAGAGAATTAGTAGGAGTACTGACAACCATATTAGATGGTTCACGTTGGCAACTAGGAACAGTTAACATACAACGAAGATATACAGGGAATTTCTACTATGTGACACGTAAGGAAGCTTTAAGTAAATTGATTGAAGCTACACAGATTGAGATTAAACCACGATTAGAATTTAGTCGAGGTAAAATCACAGGTAGGTATTTAGATGTGTTTACTAGACTAGGTGGAAGAAACGGGAAAGTATTTGTTCACGGTAGAGACTTACTAACAGTTAGTGAGAAGAAGTCACAAGGTGCGATTTATACAGCCGTTGTTGGTCGTGGTAAAGGTGAAGAGACTGACACTGGGGGTTATGGTCGTAGAATATCATTTAAAGATGTTGAATGGAGAAGAACAAGCGGTCAACCAGTTGATAAACCAGTAGGTCAAGAGTACGTAGAAATACCAGCTATGACTAAATTATACGGTTTTGAAAAAGGTACTAAACCACGTATTAAAATTGTTGAATTTCAAGATGAAACTGATAAAGAAAAACTATTAAGACTATCTTATGAGTGGCTTGAAAAAAATAGTAGGATGCAAGTTGAATATAGTGCTAAAGTTTTAAACGTTGGTAATCTTGAATTAGGAGATACTGTTGGGATATTTAATCCTAAACTAGGTATTAAATACGAGACAAGAGTATTTAAGGTTAAAAGAAATTTAGTTAACAATAAACTAACTGAATTTGGAATAGGTGATAAGGTTAATACATCTCCGTTCAGTAGAACTATTGAATTAGCTAAAGAGATGAAGAACTTTCAAGATGATACAGTTTATTGGCTTGAAAAAATAAGAGAAAGACTATCTGATAAGTTAATTAATGAAGATGGATATAACTATGATTTGAAAGCCGATAATGAATATAAAGTACCTGCTGGTTACTATTCATTCGATAAGCCTATTGATCAAAATCCTACTAAAGTAGTTTATATGGGAGCTGGTAAAATTGCTATAGCTAACAGTAAGAAACCTACGGGAGAGTGGAACTGGAAGACATTCCTTGATGGAACAGGTGCAACACTAGATTTAATTAATACTGGTGTGTTAAGAGCAGGTCGTATTCAATCTGCTGATGGTCGAAGTTACTGGGATTTAGATACAGGGGAATTCCATATGGAACAAAGTGCCATTAATGAAGCGGTAAAAACAGTAGTAAATGGTAAGGTTCAAGAAATAGTAGGAGAAGTCAAAAAAAATTTACCTACTAAAGAAGAGCTTAAAGGTAAGAGTTCGTACTTACATAAAAAATACAGTGATTATGCTGACGGTCGCAACATGAGTGACAACTCAACACTTAAGTATATAGGTATATACACTGGAGATAAACAAGAAGCACCTACTAACGCTAGTGAGTATTCATGGACTAAGATTAAGTCAGACGGTAAGTTATATAAGGCTTATTCTAACAGCTTAAACGGACTTGATTTTACACTAGTTGAACCTGATGAGAATGCTAAGTTATTCGCTAAAAATAGACCACGTGTAAATATTGTTAACGACAACGATATTAGCGATATTTGGCAAGCTAATATGTTTTTAAGCTTCAAACCTAACACAAAATATACTCTGACAGCTAGAGCTAAAGGAAATAGTAATAAGTTGTGGGCTTATTTCAGAAATAATAAGACTAGTGAACAGTATAGTTGGGGTCAGTTAGAATTCCGAGGACTTGAAACTAAGTCAATTACATTCACAACTACAAATGATGTGGATGATGTTCTATTTAAGTTTGTGTTAGTACCTGAGGATGAAGACTGGACAGGAATTCAGATAGACTGGTTTACGATATATGAAGGTGATAAGAGATATACTGACTATCCTGTTAACGAACCAGCACAGTATCACAAATACCGTTATTTCGGGTATGTGTTTAAAGAAGGCATACCAGTAGCAAGTGATTTTGAATGGTTTGATTTACAGCAAACCTCAATTACAAATGATAAATACACTCACATCGTTTATTCAGATAATGCTGATGGTAGTAATTTTGGTCGTGAACCTAAGAAGTACATGGGAGTTACAAGGACTACATCTCCAACGCAACCAACAGATAAGACTGCTTATAAGTGGTTTAAGGTTAAGGGTGAAGACGGTGTAAGTAATTACATTCATAGAAAGTATAGTGATTATTCAAACGGTGCTAGTATGAGTGATAACTCTAATTTGAAATACATCGGGATATACACAGGAACAAGCCCTACACCACCGACAACAGCAAGTAGTTATTTGTGGAGTAAGATTAAAGGTGAAGACGGTGCAAACGGTGTACCTGGAGCTAAAGGTGCTGACGGTAGAACACCATACTTTCACACAGCTTATTCTAACAGTGCTACTGGAGACAGAGATTTTAGCACTACTAACAGTACTGGTAAGGAGTACATCGGGACTTACAGTGATTTTGAAGTCGCTGATAGTACTGATTATCGTAAATATAAATGGGTTAAGATTAAAGGTGAAGATGGTAGAGACGGTGATGTCGGATTAAACCTGTTAAAAGGTACTAAAGAATTTATCACTAGTTATTTTGCACCACCAGATGCTTTCCAACGTGATTTAGTATGGGTTGATGAAACTGAAAGATATGAAGATTTTGCGGTTAAATCGACTATATATCAATATAACGGACTATGGCAAAATGTGGAGCTTGAAAAAGGAAAAACATATGAATATGGATTTTATGCGAAAGGTAGTAGAAATACTAACAGGATATATTTTAATCCAGCGTGGGCTAGTTCTTCTGCTAAACAGCCTTTAGTGCAAACAAGTACTGGGAATATTACCTTTGATTTAACAACAGAATGGAAGTTTTACTCATTTAGATTTACAGTAACTGGTGCTGGTTGGTCGCAATGTCGTGTTGAAAAAAATGAAGATAACAACGGAATTAAATTAAGCATCTGTGGGATGTATTTAAAAGAAGTTAAGAATAATCAACAAACACCTCTTAAATGGTCGCCATCTATAGAAGACTTACAAGGGCATAGTTTAACAGCTAATCTACGTTTTGAAGGTAAGTATATAAATTCAATAACAACTGATGTTAAAGCATATTTAGATGTATTTTACGATGGTCAAAAGATAACTAGTGGATTTAACGCACAGGTAAAATATAAAGGTGGTAACAGGACAGATTGGAGTGGGTTTTGGACTGCTAACGTTGACAATACAGGACGAATTACTAATTTAGACTGGGGCAACCGTGAACAGAACGGAACACCTCTTGAAGTAATTGTTTTAGTCACTTACAAAGACTCAAATACCGTCGCTAATGCAAGAATGGAGAACATTCCAGATGTTGTTGAGATTAAAGAAATCACTAAGAAATATAAAACGTTTGAAAGTACAATAGACCAGTTTAATTCAACAATAGGAGAAGTTAAGCAACAAGTACTAGCTAACGAAGAAAAACGAAACTTAATAATCGGTAGTAGGTTGTTAAATGATAGTGATTACAAAGTATTTGGTAAAGCTATAACTGCTGAAGATTTACAAGGCGTCACTGCTAAAATATACCAAAGTACTAAAGGTGTAGTTAGTGAATTATATAACGGAAATCCTTATTTATATGTTATTGCAATGAATAATACTAAACCTTCTTGGCAAGGGGTAGGATTTAAGCTTTCTACAAATTACATGCAGTATGGAAGCAAATATTCTTTAAGAATACCGTGTTTGATAATACGAGAAGCCACTCCTGATAAAGGCATATACATGGAGATTAAAAATCATAATACAGGCAAGATAATTTGGACTTATCGACTAGATAAAATAATCTATCCTGCTGGTGAAAGGGATGCTTATCCAGGAATTTGGATTGAACGAACAGCAACTTTCCAACTTGAAAGAGCTGAAGTATTATCTGACTATTCACTATGGATATATGCTGTACAGAACGGTGGTTTTTGCATTTCCGCTCCTTATATGTGTGAGGGGGATGTGTTGCCTAAAAATTACTCTCCAGCACCAGAAGACGTTCACTTACAGAATTCTAGAATTGAAAGCTCTATTAAACAAACTAAAAGTGATATTGAATTGAAGGTATCTGAAGTATCTTCAAATAATTCGAGGCTTGAAAGTATAATTAAACAAACTAAAGATAAAATCGATTTAAAAGTTTCTAAAGATGAAATAATCAGTGCTATTAATCTGAGTGTAGAGCGTGACGAAAACGGTCAATACGGTGGATTGGTTAAGATAGATGCTGATAAGGTTGATATAAGAGGAGTTTTAAGAGCTTATACTGGTGAAATAGGTGGATTTAGGATAGGAGCTAATCCTAATGACAATAGAGGTTTCTGGCTTACAGGAAAAGATAATTTTAACTGTGGCATAAATCCTGGACACAATGCAGGAACTAGAGGTGCTCAAATTTGGGCAGCATGGGGGAACAATTGGAGTCGAGCAGGTTCAAATGCATGGTGGGTTGATGGTAATGGCGTCATGGTTTGTAATAATCGAGCGGTGTTCAATAGAGGTTTTGATGTTCATGGAGCTGGGATATACACTCATGACCAAGATATTACATCGCAAGGAGCAGGAAATAGCACAACAAATGTAATATGGTGGTCGCAAATCAACAGAGTTAAAAGTGCAATATCTGACATACGCTTAAAAACTAATATTAAGCCAACTAAAATAAACGCATTAGATACACTTAACAATGTTGAAATGGTTGAATTTAACTGGAAAAAAGATGGTAAATTCGAAAAAATCGGAGCAATAGCTCAACAGGTTCAATCTGTGGATAAAGATTTAGTAGTGCATGATATGGACGATAAACAAACATACAATGATTATTTACGAATTAATTATTACGACACTATTCCTTACCTAATCAAAGCAATTCAAGAGCTATCTACCGAAAATCAACAACTAAAATCACAAATTAAAGAAATGAATGACAGATTAAACAAACTGGAGGATAAAATCAATGGCAACTTATAAAAAGAATTACGCTAGAGCTACGTACGACAGTAACGGAGCAGTATTATCAACCATTGTTAGTATATTTAATACTAGCGGTGGAACGGTGATTGAAACAACCTTAAAAGGTGACCATTTAAGCAAGTCAGAAGATGAAATAGTACAACTGGCACTTGATCAGTTCTATGAAGATACTTACCCTAACAAAGCTGAAAACGAAAAAATCACAGCTATGAAAAGAGAGTTGAAAGAGTCAACAGCAACACTTGACACAACACGTAAGATGTTAGCTCAAAGTGTTGTTAAAGAGTTTGAATGGGAAAGCAATTTTGAGGATATTGACGCTAAATTACAATTTTTAGCAAATCACTTAAAAATCACGTATCCAGCTAAGGAGGATGATGAAGATGAAAAAGAAAGTAACAGCGGTTCTCGAGAAGCTGCAACTGTCTAGCCTGATATTTTTAGAAATTATGAAAGGAGGAAATAGCATGATGGTTAAATATTTAGCATTAACAATTCTTGATGGATTAATGACTTTAGATGAAATCAAGAACAAAAAACTTCGCAAACTAGTGAAAGCTGAGCTTGATAAAATGGGATTAGCTGAAGTAGTTGCTGAAGACAAACAATAATTTTAAGGAGGGCTTAACCGCCCTCTTTTATTTAAATAGAAAGGAGTTTGATTAATGGAAATTACATTACCGGAGTTAGCCGAACGCTATTACCATTTAGTACAAGATGTGTACATTCATGCTTTTACGCTTGTTGTTTTGTTGGATATTCTAACAGGAGTGGCTAAGGCTTTTGTAACAAAGACACTAAACTCAACAATAAATAGACGTGGACTGATTGAACACATTGTAGTATGTGTGATGTGTATCACTGTATATCCATATCTACTATATTTAGGATTTAACGAGATAGCAACAGCTTTCTTGTTATTTTTTACATTAAGTTATTGTCTGAGTTTAATCGAAAATCTAAGTTCTTTAGGAGTACCATTTCCAACTGGTATTAAGAAGCGATTAGAAAAGTTAAGAGATGAATTGGACGGAAAGGAATAATAGATGAAAAAATTAATTAAATTAGAATTTAACAACACTACAAGAGAAAGAAAGACTGAGGATAGCTATTCAGAATTATATTCTCATGATAAAAATAACGGATCATTTGAGTTTGAAATTTTAAATGACACACTTACAACTGAACAAGTTATAGCATTATTTAAATTCACAGAAAGCAATAAAATCTGGAAGACTACTGGGACTGTTGAGGGTAATAAAGTAAAAGTAACGTTTGACACTACTTTAATAACTCAAAATGAAACGGTAATTTGTTACTTATATTTTGACGAAGAACAAAGAACTTCTGACACATTCAGATTTAAATTTAAAGTAAAAGTATCTGAAATTGATAAGATGAATAGATACGAAGTCAAAGAACGTTTTATCAACAATACTGTAATCGTTGATAGATTAGACGTTGTGACAAAAACTGAATTACAGGAAGCTTTAAAAAACGTTGGCGGGATAGCAACAGAAGGACTACTAACAGAAGTTAAGGCTGAAGAGACTTATGCTAAGAAGTCGGAAGCAGTAGACAACACAAACTTTGAATTAGTTAAGAACAGAGTACTAGCTTTAGAACTTAAAACTGATAAGGACACAGTATATGATGATAGAGAAGTTAAGGAACGTTTAACTACTCTTGAGAATAAGCAACCTGTAGACTTATCAAACTATGCCACTAAAGAAGAGCTAAGAAATGTTAGTGGTAGTCAACCATTAGCTGACAACCTTGTGACTAAAGAGGAACTAGAGAACAAACATTACATTTCTGATGTAAGCAATCTAGCTACTAAAGATGAATTACAGGAAGTTAGGAACAATCAACCAACTGTTGATACTTCACATTTAGTTACTAGAGATGAATTAACAGCTAAAAACTACTTAACTGAACATCAATCTTTAGATAATCTAGTGACTAAGCAAGAGTTAGAAGAGAAACATTATTTAACAACACATCAAGATTTATCAGAATACGCTAAGAAGTCAGAACTATACAACGATAGCGATTTAAAAGCACGTGTAGAGGTACTGGAGCAAAAAACGGATAAAGACACTGTTTATGACGATACACCACTTAAAGAACGTGTAACAGCTTTAGAAAGCAAAGCCATTGCAGGTGGAACATACGATGATAGCGATTTAAGAAATCGTGTTGTAGCGTTAGAAACTAAAGAAGATAAAGATACTAAATATGACGACACAGAAGTAAAAAACAGACTTACAGAACTTGAGAACAAGCCTGCTGTTGATACTTCTGTTTTTGTTACTGAAGAGAAGTTAAATGAGAAAGGATATTTAACACAACATCAAGATTTATCGCCGTATGCTTTAAAATCTGAAATACCGCAACCTTATAATGACAGCCCACTTACAGAACGTGTAACAGCGTTGGAGAGTAGACCAACAACTGGTGGTAGTGTTGATGCTTCAAATCTAGTTACTAAAGATGAATTAAAAAATCAACATTATGTAACTCATGATAGCTTACCTATTCCTTTATATAAAGAATATACATCAGATGATTTTAATGAGTATTCTAAACAAGATTATTCTAGTTTCTTAATTTCAAATACACGCTTGAGAGGGAAAGTTTTTTTTAACCCTAAATATGATTATACAAGAGTTTCGCCTTTAGTATATACAGGAGATGGAGAAAATCCAAAAACAGCAGAGTATGATGCAGTTTTATTTACAGTAGCAAGTTCATTACCAGATGGATATAGTGTAGAGTCTCTTTATGAGAATATTGATAACAAAGTAACTTTCCTATCAAACAAAAACTTCTCTGAAGTAGTACCTAAAGAGGAGTTAAAAGCTATTGTAAAAGAAGTTAGTACCGGAGGGACTGTTGACACTTCTAATCTAGCAACTAAGGAAGAGTTAGCTAATGCAGTTACAAAAGAAGAGTTAGAAGATAAACATTATGTGACTACAGATGAATTGAATAACAAAGGATATTTAACACAACATCAACCACTTGATAATTTAGTGACTAAAGAAGAACTTAACAGTAAAGGATACTTAACAGAACACCAAAGTATTTCACATCTAGTGACTAATGATGAATTGAATAGCAAGGGATACTTAACTGAAGAAGTACTTAACAGTAAAAACTACCTAACAGAAGATGTGTTAAATACTAAAAATTATTTAACGCAACATCAAGATTTATCCAGCCTTGTGACTAAGCAAGAACTAGAGAATAAGCATTACTTAACAGAACACCAACCACTTACACACCTTGCTACTACAAGTGATTTAGAAGCATTAAGAAATATAAGTGTAAATAAAGCTGAATTAAGTAAAAAGCTTGATACTACTGAATTTAATTCATTTAAAGATAGCGTTGTTACAAAAACTGAATTAGCTGAAAAAGGATATATTTCAGACTTATCAAACTATGTGACTAAAGAGGAATTACACGAAGCGACAGAGATTGATTATTCAAATATTGTGACTACTGATGAATTAGAGCCGTACGCTAAGAAGTCAGAATTACCTCAACCATACAATGATGCAGCATTAGTTAATCGTGTTAGTGCATTGGAAAATAAGCAAGACAAAGATACAGTCTACAACGATACTGAAATTAAGCAACGTTTAACAGTTTTGGAAAACCGTCCAAGTGGTGGGGCGCAAACGAAAGATACTGGGTGGATTACGATAAGTGAAGAAGACCCTTTAAATGGTAATGTAGTTAAAATAAGACGTATCAACGATATAGTTCACGTATCGTTAAGTAACCCAGATACTGAGAACACACATTTGCAACTGGAAGTAACTGATGGAAATGGTGCTGTTTTAGCCGATAAAGAAATTCGAAAAGGATTCACACCTATGAGAACTGTTGTAGTACCAGTTATCTCTGATGTTGAGAATATAATGTTAAATACACAGGTTAGTACAACAGGTCAGGCTGTTTTTGAAGTCAAAAACAATAAAGTAATATTGAAAGTTTATGACAAAGACATAACAAGCGGGACACCAACAAGTAAAAATATTAACGATTTCTCATACTTCACAGAAGACCCGTTCCCAACAAACTTACATTAAGGAGAAAAAACAAATGGAACAATTACAACCTATTTTATTAACATTAATCGTGTTCGGACTTAACTTATTAGGTAAGTTCTTGAAAGAGTGGAAATCATTTCCAACGGAGCTTATTCCTCAAGTATTAGGAGTATTAGGTGGATTAATCGGTTGGGCGGTATTTAAAGATACTAACGCAGTGCTTTTAGGACTTGCAAGTGTTGGAACACATCAAGTTGTTAAGCAAAGTAGAAATAATGATAACACGGAGGATAAATAATGGTATTACTTAAAAAAATACTAGACTTTCTAAAATCAGAAGTAAACAAACTACATGATTTTGACGGATACTATGGAAGTCAATGTGTAGACTGGATAAACTACTACTTATGGACTTTTTGGAAGATAAGACTGTTCGGAAATGCTATTGACTTACTAAACAATGCAAAAGAACAAGGTTTACAGGTAATCTATAACGCACCTGGAGTTAATCCAAAGGCAGGAGATATATTTGTAATGGAAGTACCAACTCACCAATTTGGACATACTGGAGTAGTAATTGAAGACAGTGACGGATATACGATTAAAACGATTGAACAGAACATTGACGGAAATGCGGATGCTTTAACCAACGGAGGCCCAGCGCGATATAACGAACGTGATTTTACAGGGATTATCGGTTGGATAAGACCGCAAATTGACTATACGCAGGAGGAACAAAAAATGACTTATACTGAAGATACTACTTACCTAAGACAAACTCCACAAGTAGGAGTTGCACCTTATCGACAAGTGCACGCTCATTCAACTGGAAATCCAACAAGTAAAGCTAGTGGAGAGGCAACTTATATGGCAAATAAAGACCTTAACAGCGGATTTTATACTCACGTTGTTGGGAACGGTAAAGTTTACCAAACAGCTTACGTTGGTCAAGGAGCTTGGGACGTTGGGGGAGAGTGGAATAACGAGACGTTCGCAGCAGTTGAATTAATCGAAAGCCATCGAACTTATGAAGAATTTAGACCAGATTATGAACTATATATTCAAGTGTTAAGAGATACAGCTATTCAAGGTGGTATTCCTACTACTCTTGACAGCAACTCATTAGAAGGAATTAAGACACACCACTATTGCACTTACAACCAACCTAACAATTATTCAGACCATGTTGATCCATATCCTTATTTAGCAAAATGGGGAATTTCTAAGGAGCAATTCAAGAAAGATGTTGAAACTGGAACAGTAACTAACGCACCTACTAAGGTTGAGTTAGATGTTCTGGATAGCAATACAACGCTTGAAAATAGGGAGCAACCTTATTATCGAGGATACTTAAGCGAAGATTACTACCTGGAAACTGAACCTAACGCAAATAGTGCGGATAAAGAATTCATCGCAAAAGGTACTGAAGTTTACGTTTATGAGAAAAAGAACGGCTGGAGTAGAATTGGTGCACACACTAGCAATCAATGGCTAGAAGATGAATATCTAGTTGAAGCTAGTGTATTTTAGATTGAATTTAAAATATATTTGTGTTAAAATGTAAATGTCCTTTCAACCTACAAATGCAAAGGATAAAAACACTTTCAAGCCCTCACATTTTGTGGGGGCTTATTTTTTTATGCATTTTTTTAAAAAAGTTTTAAAAAAAGCTTGACATAGAAATTTAAAAATGTTAAAATATAAAAGTTGTTAATCGCAACGATTTGAACATTGAAAACTAAACA